TTTCTGCCTAACTCCGAAACTACCTCGCCATTAATTATTTGAAGTAATACATTATAAAACCCATCTGCTAATGCATTTTTAACATCAATTGGTAATTTTTTATATTGTTCAGATTCTGCTAAATCTCGCGACATCTTTGTAAGCATATCGTTTACCGAAACTAGATTTACATCTTTTTCTTTTGTTACCGTATAAGTGATGCCACCCATAGCATCTTTTCTATCTTTTCCGCGCACCCAATTTCTATTACGTTCGCCGCCAGTTGTATTAAATCCAATACTTTTCTTTTTAGTTACAGTACCAGGTTCTTCTTCTTCTTGTTCATTAATTTTTTTAATAATTTCTTTATTTGATTCAGATAAATTTTTTACTCCAAATCGAAGAAGATTCTCAGCAATGATATTTTCTAATTTTTTCATATAGTTACCTTTAAGGTGAAATCTTTGTTATAAATATGTAAATAATTAAAAACATCATTACTTTGAATTACGCAAAATTTTTCATATAATATAAAAAAATCCTATGATACGTTATGGTTATTGTTGTATCAATCAACAACTATCGTCCCAAGGCATTCGTACCGGACGTGCAATGATTGACCGAAAATTCAAGCTCGGTGGTTTACAGCTTGCATCTGACATTGCTTTGGCAAATGCCAAGGATTTGTTAACTATTCTACAATGGAATGAGTCGCAAGGTATTCGTTTATTCCGAGTTGGTAGCGAGCTCTTTCCTCGTTGGAATCATTATCGTCTAGAAGATTTACCAGGTATTGATGAGATTGCACAACATTTACGTGCTGCTGGCGATTATGCTTTAGCACATGGTCATCGCATTACAACACACCCTGGTCCATTTCATATCTTAGGTAGTCCTGATGCAGTAGTTGTTGACAATTCTATTATTGGTCTTGAACGACACGCTGAGCTTTTTGATCTTATGGGTTTTGCACCTAGCTTCGAGAATCTTATCAATATTCATATTGGCGCTACATATGGTGACAAACCCGGCACTATTGATCGTTGGTTGCGTAACTATGATCGTTTATCTGATGGTGTTAAGGCTCGTTTAGTTATCGAGAATGATGACAAAGCATCTATGTATTCAGTTCGCGAATTATACAAGACATTGTATGCGTCCGAAGGTATTCCAGTTACATTTGATTATTGGCATCACACTTTCAATACTGGTGACTTATCCGAAGAAGAAGCATTTTTCATGGCACGAGAAACGTGGGAGTTTCATGGTGTTACTCAATGCACTCATTACAGTGAATCTCGTCGTCGCGAACAACAACTTCTTATTGAGCGTATGTTTGAGCATCATGGTATTTCTTTAGAAGATTTGCCGAAGTGGCCTACCTTCCATAAACAATACAAAGAGTTTACCAAGATCAAGGAGCAAGCTCATGCCGATTATATTACGACCACTCCTAACACATACGGCGTATTTGATTTAGATATTGAGGTTGAAGCTAAGGCTAAAGAATTGTCTTGGAGTAATTTAAATTTAGAGTATTGTCAAAATACATCATTAATTTTATCATAATATATTTATTATATATAATATTATTAATTAATAAAGGTTATTCATGAAAGCGTATTACAAATACAAAAACAAAGTTACTGATGATTTAGAAGATGCATATGAAATTATTAGATCTGTTGGTCGTTCTATTACTGAAGGTAAAACTGATAAACAATCAACATTAGATAATTTAGCACGTGCATTAAAAAAATTAGAGTCTGCAAAATATTATATCGATCGCGAATAAAATTCAAAAAACATGAAATCAAAATCAACGCCGCCCCCAAAAGGGTTTAAAAGATTACAGTGCAAATATTGTGATAATATATGCGAACGAGTTGATGAAAAGTCAACTGCAGTTACGTGTTGGCAATGCACAGCTAAATTAGTCCATGGACAACATTTGGAAGTACGTAAATAATTTCTTAAAATAAATTTATGTTAGAAGCAGAAAAAATTAAATCGAATTGGGAAGCGTATCGTGCATTAGTAAATGATGCATTTCCTACACGTAAAGATGCATTAAATAGAATGTATGATGATTTTGAAGATCGAATGGTAATGATGCCGGCATCTTCAATGGCACATTTTCATAATGCATTTGGCGGCGGTTATGTAGATCATGTACTACGAGTTATTGCATGTACTGAAGAATTATATGAATCGTGGTCTCGAATGGGTGCTGATATGTCTGGTTATACTATTGAAGAACTTCGTTTTGCGGCAATGCATCATGATTTAGGCAAAGTAGGTTTTCCAGGCGATGGCAACGAAGTATATCAAGTTGAAACATCAGATTGGCATCGCAAGAATCAAAACAAGATGTATAAGCATAATGAAAATATTCCATTCACTATGGTACCAGATCTTTCAATTTGGTTGCTTCAACAATATGATGTTAAGATGTCATGGACGGAATATCAAGCAATTAAGATTCATGATGGAATGTATGATGATGCAAATAAACCATACTTTGTTGCTCGTTCAGCTCAAGCTAAATTAAAAACCAATTTGCCGATTATTTTACACCATGGCGATCATATGGCAGCGCAAATTGAATTTGAACGTTGGAGAAATAAAGATCGTATTACACCTAAAGCAGTTGTAGAAAAAAGTAAAGTTACAAAAAGTAATGGTTTAAAAAACCTATAATCCAGATGTTGAAAAAACATTGACTGATATTTTTAGTGCATTTAATGAGGAATAATATGATATCAGGTTTATTAATAGTTTTATTATTATTATCATCTATATATCTTACATTTAGAGTTTGGTATTTGGCCGGCGCATTAGCCGATGCACAAGATTATATTGAAGATTTAGAATCTACTAATCAATATATGTATGATAAAATTTCAAGATCGTATGACGCGATGCAACAAATTGATCGTTTAGGTGCGTTTGAATCAGAAGATGAAGCAGGTACAACATTTCAACTTTTAAAACAAGTAATTGAAGAATTAAACGAAGAATTTGAGAATGGCACGGAAGAAAAAAAGTAACGTTTATTTCACAAAAATTACTGATATAGCAATTTCTGCGTATAATAAATCAGAAAATAATTTAGCACTACGAGAAAAAATATACAGAAGATTTATATATCCTGCATTTTTAAAACTTGCGGAAAATATTATTAATAAAGTTAAACCTGACTATATCGATTCAACATTTGTTGATTTACAAACTGATTTAGTTACATACTTAACAGCACGTTTAGATAAATTTAATGCCGCGGCTGGTAAAGCATATTCATATTATACTAGAACATCATTTAATTATTTAATTGCAGAAAATCAAAAAGGTTATGCAAAAGTAAAATCGGATGCGTTAGAAATTGATGTAGATGAACAACGCAATATTATTACTGAAATGCATAATGCAGATATGTTAGAAACTCTGCAGTATTTTATGGATGCATATATTGAACATTGTTACGATAATTTAAATTATATTTTTACAAATCCAACCGATATTCACGTAGCAGATTCAATTCTTCATATTTTTGAAACTAGACAAAATATCGAAAATTTCAATAAAAAGGCTCTATATATCTTTATAAGAGAACGTACGGGTTTAGAAACAACTAATATAACCAAAGTTATTAAAGTTCTAAAACAAATTTATGAAGAGAAGTTTCGAGAGTATGAACGAACAGACTTCATAAAATTGCCGTTTTAATATTTATTATTAAAGGATTTCCGGCATGGACAGAAATGATGAATTATTCAAAGGAACAACCTTTGCAGATTTAATGTCTGATGTATATCACAATTCAAAAAAGAAAGATCGCCAAATCAATCAATTAATTGCACAACTGCAACCTTTGATAAAAAATGCATCTGACGCAACAATCATTGTACCTTTAATTAAAGAATATTTAGATGTTGCAGTTAAAAATGATGATCATTTAGTTAAATTAACGGCGATCGTTCAAAGATATATTTCAACCAAACAAACAATTTCAGGCGCAGATAGCTTATTGAGCGAAGAAGAAAAACAACAATTACTTAAAGTTGCGGAACAAACATTATCAGACGAATTAACGGACGAATTAGATAATATTTCATATGAAACTGATGAATTAGCACAGCGTGTAGAAATAGCTAAGCGCAAGTTAGAAAAGGATGTTAATGACTCAATTTGAATGGGATGTTGCTGAAGTATTAGAATATGAAAGAACATATCAATATGTTCCGACTCCTACTGAAAATTCTAATTTATCGGAATTATTTGCACTTAAAGTACGATCTTGTAGACAATTATATAATCAAAAAATATACATTGTAAAACCAGGTAATTTAAGTATTAAAAAAATTCCATTAGTTGGCGAATTTGTTTTAATTTATAAAACAATTAATCAACAAACTACTGACACAACATGGCGTGAAAGTTGGTATTATCTTTCTACTGTTGATATACATTCTTCACTTAATGAAAATATGATGCCCGGCGTGTCTAAAGGACTTAATGAAGAACAAATTAATAATGTAAAACCAGGCGTAACATTTTCTAGGAAATCAATTTCTCCTATACAACCGTATGAGGGAGATGTTTTAATTGAAGGCCGTAATGGAAATAGTATACGTTTTAGCAGTACATTAGATACTACTTATCCAACAAACTATTATTATAAATCGCCGCCATGGAGAGGCCAACAATCTAGTTACGGCGATCCTATTATTGTTCTATCAAATCGAACTGTTAATCGAGATAAAAAAGAATTTATTGTAGAAAATATAGAAACGGATTCGTCATCATTATATTTAACTACTACACAAACAATACCTGATTTAAAATTATCTAAAGAATTAACTGTATATAATTCATTTGCTAATCAATCACAATTAATTGGGGTAGGCGATAGAATTATACTTCGAGCAAAAAAAGATATTGCAGTAATTGATGCAGAAAAAGGAATTGTATTAAACACTCCAGGTGAAATTAAAATAGGAGATGACTCTGCAGATCAATCATTAGTACACGGAGAAGTTTTATATGAAATTATTTTAAAATTAGCAAACGCAATTGCAGCCGGCGGCACAGCTAATGGTGCAATGGTTACAACTAATGCAGCTTCTGCGATAAGTCAAATTTATGATTTATTGCCCGAATTAAAAAGTAAACAGTATAAAATAAAGAAAACATAATATGGCAGTTGCACCACCATTTGATTTAGTTGTACAGAAAGTACCAACCGCAGTTAATAAATTGCAGACTGCACTAAATAAATTAATTGATCGATTAACACAAAAAGTTACTGAAGCAGTTTCTGATGCTAGTAAGTTATCAGAACGTATTGATTGTAATGATCCTCGAGTTAAAAAAATCAAAGCAACTTTACAATCGATTCAACAAATCATACAAAAAATTCAAGAAGTATTGCGAATATTACAAATTGTAGTGCCAGCATTAACCGTTGCTGCTCAAATTGCAGCAACATTAATTAATATACAAGTAGCCGTTCCATTGCCATCACCCCCGGCGTTAGTACAAGCATTGGCAGTTCAAAATGAATTAATTGCAACTATTATTGGTGCATTAAAACAAGCATCTATTATTGTTACAGTAGTTAATGGTAGTGTAATTTTAGCATCATCATTATTAGGATCAGTTATCAATAAATTATCTTCGATATGTAACAATGAAGTATTTGAAGTATCTGCAATAACTCAATTAGCAGTTAATTTTTTAAATAATGAAGTTATTAATTATACACCATCTGAGTTTTATAATGTAAAAAATACTTCAATTGAAGATTTAGATAATCGAGAAAATTTAATTCAACAATTAAATGAAAAACAATTAAGTATTGTAGAAAATTTATTAGAGATGCCTAGTAAAGTTATTATGCTTCAAGGTGCATCTCAGCCCACTGTCGATCAAGGAAAAACAGGAGATTTTGCAATTAATGAAACTACAAAAACGTTTTATGGTCCAAAAATATCCGATACTGAATGGGGACTGGCTATAAATTACTAATCTACATATTTATTATAAAATTATAATATGGATTCAAAAACACTTATAAAAGCACTTAAAATAGCCGTACGTGAGGTTATTAAAGAAGAATTAACAGAAATTCTTAAAGAAGGTTTACAATCTACAATTACAGAGATGAAACAACCGGCTTCGCCAACTACGCGCGCACAAAGAAATGCGCCGGCAGCACCAGTAAAGAAATCTAAAGTACAATTTACTGACAACAAATGGGCATCAATTCTAAACGAAACAGATGCATTGGTAGAACAAGGACCAATGGCAATGAATAATTTTGCAGAAATGATGAATGAAGGTATAGATGAAATACGTATGACATCTGCAGATGCTGTTGGATTCGGTGCAATGCGAGAAAACATGCGAGCTGCTATTACAGGTCAACCAGCTGCACCAAAATTAATGGAAGATCCGGAAACGGGTAAAACATTTGAAGTGCCAGAGGAAGTACAACAAGCAATGACACGAGATTATAGTGCTTTAATGAAAGCAATGAATAAAAAGAAAGGTGGTTAGTAATGCCATACGTTATTGTAGAAATTAATGAATCAGCTGCAACGGCTTTTGGTTTAGATCTTTCATTTGGATCTGCTACGCCCTTTTCTACAGTATACAATACGGAACAAGTTATATTTAATAAACTTAAAAATCTTTTATTAACAAGAATTGGCGAACGACCTTTACAACCAGAATTTGGAACAGATTTATTTAAAATTTTATTTGAAGTAAATTCTAGAGAATTGCAACAAGAAATAGAAGATTATATTATTCCAAAAATTAATATATGGGTACCTGAAGTTACGGTTACTGCAATTAGACTAAAAACGATTGAAGATGACCCGACAATGATTCATACAATAGAAATCACACTAGAATATTCAACTAATGGAATTAATTTAAATACACTTACATTAGCTATTGATGATGGCGGTATATTACAGATAATACAAGGATAACAATATGGAAACAAAAAAAGATGTTTCTTATTTAGGTAAAGATTTTGGTCAGATTCGAAGAAATTTAATTGAATTTACTAAACAATATTTTCCTACAACATATACTGATTTTAGTGAAGCATCATCTGGAATGATTTTATTAGAATTAGCTGCATATGTTGGCGATGTTTTATCATATTATGCAGATAATAATTTAAAAGAATCTTTATTAGAACAAGCAACTGAACGAGGAAATATATATGATATTGCAAAAATGCTTGGTTATCGACCTAAAAATTCTATACCAGCATATGTAACATTAGATGTATTTCAATTAGTACCGGCTATCGGATCGGGTAGTAACGTTGCACCTGATTATACATATGCACTTTCTATTAAACCTGGTATGCGAGTTTCTGCAACAAACGGTCCAGCTGTTTTTAGAACATTAGATTCTATAGATTTTGCGTTTTCGTCATCAATTGATCCAACTGAAGTTTCAATATATGAAAGTGATGATACTACAAAACAGCCAACTTATTATTTATTGAAAAAACAAATACAAGCAGTATCTGGCGATGTTATAACTAAAACGTTTACATTTGGTACGCCTGTTGCATATGATAAAATTGTTTTACCAGAAAATAATATTATTGACATAATTTCAGTTACTGAATCCGATGGTGATGCATGGTATGAAGTTCCATACTTAGCACAAGATA